CATCCCAAGTATCAACTAATTTTAACACTTTATTTACATCTGTTAATGGAACATTTAATGCCCTAGCAACATCTCTAACAACGCCTTTATCTTTAAACTCTAAAAATGTTGCAATAGAAGCAACATGTCTATATTGTCTTACAAGATAATCTTTAACCTCATCTCTTCTAGAATCCTGAATATCTGTATCAATATCTGGGAAATCATTACGTTCTGGATTAATAAATCGGAAAAACAATAAATTATGTTCAATAGGATCAATTTCTGTAATTCCTAAAGCATAACAAAGCAAAGATCCTGCAGAAGAGCCACGGCCTGGACCAACCATAATTCCTTCTTTTTTAGCCCAGTTAATCATGTTACCTACAACAAGAAAGTACGGCGCAAATTTTTTTTCACGAATAATATATAATTCTTCATCAAGTCTTTGTTCATAAATATCATTGCCAAGCCAATTGGAGTTAAGTCTTTTTTCTTCAAGACCTGCAAATGCTAGGTCTGCTAACTCTTGATCTGGATTTTTATATTGAACTGGTAATAAATTTAAACCTTCTTTTATATTGTAATCCTTAATCTTATCTGCAATCTCATTTGTATTTTCATAAATATCTTCTCTATGTATATCATGCTTTAACATATTATTTTTAATCTCTTCGTATGAAAGTAAATGAATATCAAACTTATTAAAACTCATCATTCTTTCTCTACCATATAGGTAATCTAATCTTTTCATCATATCTTTATATGTTTTAGATTTTTCATATGTAGCATTTTTTTCTAATTTAGCGTGAGTATTTAAAATTAACATTAATTCTTGTATTTCTTTTTGTGAGACATCCGAATGATGACAATCTGGAGTAACTATTGGTTTTACCTTAAACTCATCTGCTAAATCCATTAATGCTATATTAACTTGTGCAGGATTGTGTGGCATTAACTCTATATAATAATCTTCGCCAAAAACTCTTTTAAACCATTCTATTCTTTCTTTTGCTACTGCATAATTATCTGACTCAACTGCCTTTGCAATTATTCCACTTAAACAAGCAGAAGTTACTATTAAACCTTTACTATATTTTTCTAATATTTCAAAATCAAATCTTGGTTTTCTGAAATAGCCTTCAGTCCAAGCAATTTCATTAATCTTATTTAAATTTTCCAAACCTTCTTCATCTTTAGCAAGAAGGACTATATGATTATAAACAGAATCTAATGGCTCAGTTCTTTCTGTTTTTTCTCTACGATCAAAACGATCATTGGTCATATAGCCTTCTATGCCAAGGATTGGCTTAATGCCCCGTGCTTTTGCTTCACGAGCAAACTCACGATGTCCAGACAAAGTGCCGTGATCAGTAATTGCTAAAGATTTCATTCCTAACAATACTGCACGATCTAAATATTCTGCTGGAGTAGCAACACCATCCATTAAAGAATAATGTGTGTGGACATGTAAGCCTGTATATCCCATATTACCAATCTGCGTTGGTAGATGAGGTAATAGATGGTGAATCAAAGCCCATATAAAAGGCTTCTTGCTCTGCGTATGGAACTTTTTTAAGAGCCATCTCTAGTGGATATGGAGTAATTGAGGTCCAATCAAATGGTTCTTTGTCTGGAGAAGATGGAATTAAAGTATAACTAGTTTCTGTCCCCTGACCATTTCTTTTTAACTTCCATGTTAGATTTGAAATACTTCCTGTCTCAAGTGCGTATTCACGAATAGTATTAAATGATGATTGCTTGCTGACACCCATTGACCAAATAGCAACATATGGTGCTTCAATACCATCATCAACTAGTACGTTGCAATAAAAACGCAGACGTGCTCGCCAACCTGCTTTTGGATCTTTACGGTGCATTTCTTCAGCCCAATCACGGCCTTCTGTATCCATAGTGTCAACAGCCTTACGCTTATAGTCTTTTGGATTTGTATGTTCTTTAACTACTAATGCAAGACCTCTGTCTGCATTATAATTTGATGAATCTTCATCAAGTTCTTCAATAAAACGGATTTTTACTGATTGTCCATCTGCTAACTTTAGCCAACGAACTTTTGGTGCATCTGATTTTGGTTTGTCGAGCAGGGCATTTATATTTTTAAGTCCCTTAATAACGCTCATAGTTTTCTCCTTTGTTATGTATATTTAGTTTAGCATAGATGATATGGATTTGTCAAACTGAAACTCTAAATTTCTGATTGCATTATCGTCCATATCACCTATATCTTTATATTCTATATTAAGTTGTATTACAGAAACACGAGATTTAAGTTTTTCAATTATCTTATTTTTCATATTTCCGCCTGCTTCATCATTATCTGCAATGATAACTATATCATTAAAATATTTTTGAAGCAATTCTATTTGTTGTCCAGAGACATTTGCCCCCAGGGTAGCAACGGCTGGAAAGCCAACCTGATCTAATCTTATAGCATCAAAAGAAGACTCTACTATATAAACCTTGTTTGCAGTTTTAACTCTATGAATATTAAATAATGTTTTTGATTTTGGCAAGCCTGGACTATTTTTAAATTCTTTACCCTCAATAGATCTTCCAACAATGCCTAAACAAACTCCCGTTGGAGAATGCACTGGCACTATAACCATATCTTGCTTTTCCGAATACCCTAGTTTAAATTTATTAATTGAATCTTTTGTAATTAACCTTTTTTCAAAATATTGGATTGCCCTGTCTGAGGCTAAAGCCTGATTGTTTAATTTTTCAATGACTGTAGAATCGAACTCTATAAAATCTTTTTTATCAATAAGTGTTTTTGAAACTAATTGCTCAATATTTTGTTCCTGCTCTTTTGATTTAATATATCTAACACTTTCAAAATATGTTCTGTGGCTAACATGCATTACTAAATCTACTAAAGTTGCCGTTTCTTGACAAGAAAAACAAAAAAATAATCCAGTTGTTTTATTTACTTCTGCTGATGCTGTTCTAAAATTATTGTGATATGGACAGAAGATCATAAAATCTCCTTCCATTTCGGACTTTATATCTATACCGCATCCATTAAGGACTCGCTGTACTTGCTCTCCCGAATATATATCGGTTTGTGTTCGTTTATCGCTTCTATACATCTTATTTGTTCTTCCTCTAGTTTTACTCCGTATAATGTAATTTTTATTTTGAAGTTATTTTTTTTCTTATTATATTCAATTGTAACATCTGGATTAATATCTATTCTAGGCACATGTGAGGCAATTCTCATCTGTGACTTTAATAGCCTTATGTATTCATCTTTAATTCTAGGAATAGCAAGGTCATCAAGGATAACTCCTTCGATTGAAAATCCTTTAATTTGCTTATGATGAAACACCATACTTTATTATACATTGTTATCTTCATAGTCTTTATACCTGTAATATCCTTTATCAAAATCTACCTGTACTAAAAATTCTCCCATAAAGCCATTTCTATTTTTTCTAAAAACACACTCTATAATATCGCTATTAGCAGCACGACCTAATGCTAGGACCCAATCTGCATCGTAGGCTATTTGTCTAGACCATGCTGTTTGTCCAAGAGTTGGAACTGTTTCAAGTTTAGTAATATCATCTGGAGTTGCAGATGAAATTGCAATAATAGGAACTTTTTGACTAATTGCTAATAATTTTAATTCTCTTGAAAGATTTTTCATTCTTACTGTTTCACTCTCAGCCTTTTGATTAGAATTCATAAGTTGCATATAGTCAACAATAACAAAGTCTGGTCTGTATTGATTTATTTTTCCGCTGATAACAGACGGAGTGACATCTCCACCGCTATCATTGGATATAATATGAAACTCTGGTTTACCTTGTAATTTTTTTTCATGCCAAGATTTAAACATGTCTAACTCTACTTCACCGTTACTTAATTTTCTATGAGACCAAACCCCTTCTCCCATAATTGCATAGGTCCTATTTCTTACTTCAGTTTCAGACATTTCAAGACTAATAATTAATGGAGATCTGCCTTGTCTCCAAGCCTGTACTGCAAAATAAAGAGAGAGCCAAGACTTGCCAATACCTGGATATGCAAGAAACACACCAAGTTGTCCTGGCATGATTCCAGACGGGAGATAATTGTCAAATCCTGGCAAGCCTGTTCTTATACCTACCATTCCCTGTTCTTTTAATTTTTGTGTATGAATAAAATGTGCAATGGCATCTTCTAAATTAGTTGCATCAATATCTTTAATAGAAGATGTATTCTTTTTTAATTCAGATGTTTTTGTTATTAATTCTTGAAGGGCAACATCTCCATTTCCGCTCTGAACATCTGTTGCTGCAGATCGTAAAATATCTTTTAATGTATTATTTAAATAATGCTGCTGTAATTCTTCTAAATGATATTTAGTTGCACCAAAATCTTTTGCAGGTTCAAAATCTCTAAATTTATCTACAACTAAAGAAAGTGGTGGCACCATGGCATTAACATCATGATACTTTTGTATAAAATCTAAAATATCTCCATGTGTTTGCATCATGGCTCTAGCCTCAGATTGCATTAAAACATAAAACTGTTTATCTGCAAGTACGGCAGTAATAAGTTTTGACTCTACATCATTCACTCAACCATCTCCTTGCTAAAGCCCTTCTTTCAAATCTTTCTTCTTTATCTCTATCTATTTCTGTTATAGATTTATAAATTTTATCAGCACTATAAACAAAATGAGACCAATCATTTCTTGGGCTGTTATTAAAATAATATTCAACCATCCTATAGCACATCTCCAAGCCATAAGAATCAACTAAATCAGAAGACGCCCATTGCTCTATATTTCTATTATAGGTTGGTTTAAAATTATACTTTTCTGTATATATCTTGTCATACCTACTAAGCAATGAGTGCCTTTCGGCAGCACTACTTTTTCTAGGCATTACTTTGATGTTTCTTTATTTGTCTCTAATACTTTATCTGTAAGTTTATCTTCAACAAATTTATATACTCGTTCAAAAGCATCATTAATATTTTCGCCTTCTCTACGATTATCAGTAATACCCAAATCAAATCTTAATGATTCAAAATTGCCTAAGTTCTTTGTATATCCAAGTGATACAGTTATTTTAGTTTCTTCGTTATTCATTACCCCTCCCAAGGGCTAGTTAATTGATTCATTCCAAACTGGAATAAATCTTCCATCTTCAGTTTTTGTATAAGTAAGTATACCATCACCCATTTTTCTTGTCAACTCTTGTTTTGTTGGAGTCATATTATTTGTTATCAAACCGTCCTTTCTTGGTTTGCCAATATGGGTACTTGCTAGTATATCACGAATCTCTTTTACTTGCGATTCAGAATAATATGCACGTATTTTAAATCCACGCTTACCATCAATTGTCATTCCTGTTGGTGGAGGAATAACTCCACGTTTAATTAAACTTGGCATATATTTTCTATGCCTATTGACAAGATGTGCTGTTTCTGATATAGTATACGCTCTTTCTCTTTTCTTTTTAAAATCTAAAATAAAACAAATTTCTACCCTATCTTTATTTACATTATATAAAGCAACAGTTCCATCAGATCTATTGTAATGATGGATTTTAACTAAATAATTATTTAAAAACCATACAGTTTGTTTACCCCTTATTACGGGCGATTTATTGTATTCTTGGCTAACAATTTTTCTTTTTGCAGTAGCCATATTCCCTCACTCGATGCACTAGGCGGATTATAAAATTTTCTAGATCCACAACATAAACAAAATGTTTCTAAATGTTCTGGACGTGAAAATACTCTGTCCACAAACATTCTTTTTTTGCATTTTTCACATTTAATCATTAGTTGGGAACACCAACAATTATAAGATTAACACCAATAGATAAATCTCCTCCAGATGCAAACTTTATAACTCCGTCTACTCTAGAAGTTGTTATTGATGTTAATACAATTGTGGCATCTTTTCCAGAAGAAGTGTTTCCGACATTGACAACGGTTGCCGTAACAATTGGAGCAAATTTATATTCTGGAAAGGTAGAACTAAATGCTTTTTCTGATGCAGCAGTTACTGTAGCATTATTATAAATGCTTTCGTATTTTGCAACAACTTTTAAGTCTGCTGTTTTAAGATTTTGCTGACCTGCTGTAAATGTATCTACTGCTGAGTCTTTATAGGTTGCTGATGATACTTGAGTAGCAAGGTCATTAACGGCCTGAGCCATTTTATATAAATATGTTACATCTAAGGGCTGACCCCGTTCTGGTAGTGGTATTTTTGCCATTATATCCTCCTATTAAAGTATATCATTAAATGGTGTGTGGGCCATCTTCATAAACTAATAAAAAATTTGAATCTCTTGTTATTGGGGCACCCTTTAAGTATATCTCAATAGAAGCCCTATTTGGCTCAGAGGCTTGCACTACTCCATTGATAGTATAAGTTGTAGGGATTGGAAATGAAACTGTAGTTCCATCAATTCTTTGTTTATAAATCCAATCACCACTATCAGATCTATCCCATCTAATCCAAATATCATATTCGTGTGCCTGTCTAATATGATTTGCACCTATATTTATATCTACTGCATCCCATGCAAAATTTGCAATAGATCCGTTTTTATTAAATGTAATATTTCCAGAAACAAATGTATAGCCTGGCTGAATAATATTTACTGGAGACCAATGGGAGTATCTATTTTTATCTTCTGAAACTATTCTATATCTTGCAGCATATCCTTGTTTATCAACAAGCATTGATGGAAGATTATTATTTTTTATTCTAAATTTTTTTATTTGTTCTGCCATCAACTTACACCTATTGAAAATCTAAATTCAATATAATTGCTAGTATTAGATGATTTTATAATTGTTTCTGCCGTATCATTTTGAATTACAGCATATCCAGTTAGACCATATAATGGATTAATGGTGCTAACATTTTCTAATCTAAGAGCATCTAACATAATATAAAAATCATCAGTTACTGATCCACCATCTTTAATACAGGAATAAATATTGATTGTATTAACAGAACTCCAAGTAAAGTCATTTGTTGTGTACAACTCTTGCAATTGTTTTGTTGCAATAAAATATCTATTAGTAGCAAAATCAACTACTGGAGTTCCAGCACCATTAGTTATGGTTGTTTCAAATCTTGCAAACTTAGATGTATCAGAACCAGTAAATTCAATCATTATTTTTGCTTCATCTGGAACAGTTAATGATTCTCCATCTTTATTAATTATAGAAAAGGCAAGTCGTAATTCGTCAATTGGTGTATTTTTAGAAAAATCTATTGAAATTCCGTTTATCTTAATATATTTTGCTCCAGCGCCAACAACAAAATGTCCACCGCTTTCAGTAATATTAGCAGAATCTCCTCTCATTGCAATAACATTATTTAAAAATCTACATCTTTCGTATCTTTCAGATCTCTCTGGATTAAAAAATATTCTATTATCTGTATTAGTTTTAAAAATATACTCTGTTGTTTCAATTACATCATCATTTGCAGAACCATCTAACGGTCCAGTAATTGTTGTTATTTCTGTGGTATCCTCTTTTGTCCAATTTTCTGTTGTTGAAAATGCAACTACTGTTTTGCTATCATAAGATCCAGCAGATGGATTTGATCCTGCAGAATAAACTCCAACCTCAGAAATCTCATATCTTTCTTCTGTTGGCAATTCTGCAGTTAGAACTATTTTAGAAATATTATCTTCAACAACATAGCCTCTAGAGGTTATAGGAACCCTAAACATTTCAAATGCAAGGTTTTCCCTTGCCGAATTATCTGCGGGGCTGTCAGAGGTATCTAAAGGCTTTTGACCGCATCCTATGGCTATGTATGAAGCATATGCAGGTGCCTGACCTAGTAGGTATTTGGCAATAATAGACTTTCCAGTATTAGTAATCATTAAAACTCCGTATCATATATTGTACCACCTAAGCCTATCTGAATTTCTACCTCTTCATCAGATAACATATTTACTACCTCTACAATTAAATCTCCAGTTTCATCTTCTATATATATATTAATATTATTTGGACCACCTGCAGTTGAAGGTATTTTATTTTCTAGTTTAATTGAATAGTTTCCAAAATATTTATCAGATGTGCTTTGAATTCCTAGTATATTTCTAGAAGAATAAGATTGATTTAAAACACTAACATTTTTAATTAATTGGTTAGGAATAAAATCTCCAGAAACAATATCATGCCTTGTTAAACTTAAAACTTCTTGACCACCAATATTTTCAAATATTAAATCTGTCATAATTTCAATTGGAACTGTATCTTCATCAAATAATATTATTTCTGGAGTAGCACTTTTTACAAGTGGTTTTTTATTTTCAACAACTGGTTGAGTAATTGATGCTAGTGGAGTTGCAGTTAAATAAGAAGTAGGCGCAGGGGCTTTAACTGGCATATTTTGAACAGCAGAATCTACATAATGAGTAATGCTAGTATAAGGAGTATTAATTGTTTTTCCACTTTCTGGCTGATAAGCACGGGCTGGATCTGTATTAGGATTAACTCTTAATCCGCTAAGTGGATTCCAAGATTCTGCCATTTTATACCTCCGCCAAATATAAAGTCATATCTGGTCCATCTTCTTTTCTTTCATATTCAATATTATAAACAATAAATTTAGTTTCTGGATCACTAATTATGCTTACATCATCTTTAATATAATCAATTTTTACTATATCGCCTAATTGAATAATTGGCAATGAATATATGTTTACGCCTATCATTTTTTTAGGTTTCATAGATTTATTAATTATCCACCCCAACAAATTTTCTGCATCGTCAGATTTTTGTATATATGGTGCTTCAATTGTAAAATCACTAATTCCATAATTTAATCTACTCTGCTTTATTTCATTATATTCTTGTAATGATATATTTGGAGATTTAATTATTGTATTATTATTTTCAATTTCTGGATCAGATAAATTAGATTTTTTATTAAAATAATCATCTACCGATAAAGTATAACTTGTATCTTGGGTAAAGGTAATTCCTTGAATTCTTAAATAATTACCAGTTGTCTCGTCTAAATTTAGTGGTGCATCTGTATTATTAAATATTAAAAACTCAGCGCCGTATGGTCCTGCATAAAATCCAGAAGTAGTATATCCTTTTATTCTATTAAAAGTTGGAGACAACTTAGCATAAATTGCTGGATATGCCTTGTCATACTTAATATTAAAATATGCACATTCTCTCATGATTGTTCCAAATTCATCAAAATAAATATTATATTGAGGCGGTTGTTGAGAACTTATGCCAGATAGATATGTGGACTGAATCATTCCACTTATAGAATATTTTCTAAGAGCCTCATTTGCATTAATTTCATTTGCCCCAAATGCACCAGATATTGGCTGACCGACTTTAAATACTGTATTTTGTGCATAGTTTTCGTTTAATGCATAAACATTTTCGAACATACATTTTGAAGAACCTCTAACAAATAATGCCATATTATTATATTTTGGCAATGGGTTTTCATCATCAACAGTTGCAATATGTTTATTATTTAAATATAAATAAAATCTACGTATTGAGCCAATATCAACATATTCTACTGCTAAGTCGTAAACAGTTGGATTTTGTTCTCCGACATATCTATATTGACCAGTAAATCTTCCATCGTCTACCAATATGCTTGCTAATCCACCCCATAGTCTTTCTGGAATAGCGTTTGAAGTACCGACTTCTTTTTTAATTTTATAAAATAAAACATTGTATATTACAGTATTGGTTGTTCCATCTGAATTTTTTGGCATATAAGATTCAATATTATTTTCAGTTAATGCTGCAATCTCAAAATAATAACCATTGTTATTTGAAGAATTAAGCATTACGGCTAGCCCTCCAGATCCTCCACCTATATTAATATTTTGACTTGGATCTGATTTTGATATTTGATAATATGAAGTACTGCCAATTGGTGTTTGTAATTTATTTTCATTATTTTCAACTTTACCAACAATTCTCATTCTAGTTCCAAAATGCCTATATGTGTCAGACAACTCTTTATATGTATAAGAAATAAAATTAATTGGAGATTGAGTAGTTTCAAAAGCAGGGCCAGTTATAACTAAAGCAGAAGATTGAACAGTGCCAGTATTGGTTGACTTTAAATTATTCATTTCTGTTTCTGTTAAATAATTATTTGCTAAAAAATTTTTAATAATCCCAGTTCTTGATGATTTTGTAGCAATAGTATTATTAATTCCAGCAGCCCCCAATTCTGTGTTTGGTAATTCTATAGATGGAGAAGTGCTAAATAGTAAAGAAGATTTCATTTCACATCCACGCACATAAGCATTATTTGACCAGTAGTCAGATATACCAGCATAATGATTTGTTACAGAAGTTCCAAATTGTCCACGACCATGTTCAACAACAGGCCCATTTTTTAATCTAGATATTCCCGATATAGTTTCATAAAATGGAACAGAATATATTCTTAATAAGCCTGTAGGATATATTTTTCCGTTAAACGGTAATGACCCAAAATAATCTTGATATTCTTGATTATTGCTTATCCATACATTTCCAACTCCACTAACATTAAATTCTGCTGCATCATATCTAATAATTTCACCAGAAGAATAAACATATCCTTTATATCTTGTTAAAAAATAAACATTTTCGCCAACGTCAATGGTATTGTTAATTAAAACATTATTTACAACTTGAGGCAAGGATGACAATAGATTTGAGTTTAATGGCATTGCTCCAAGGATAAAATTACCCTGTTTTGATACTTGGTCATTAACTGTTTTTGTTGCATTATCTCCAGATACTTCCCACAATAATGCTGGCTTATATACCCAAGTTTTTTCCTGATCTACTAAGGCTGATTGTTTTATTGAACTATACTGTCTTTGAATATATCTTGTTGTATAGTTAACTCTTCCGTCGTTATACACTCTTTTATTTTCTGAAGCAATATTAATAATATTTGGCAAATACTCTTGAGAATTATAATTTTTTACTCGTGGAGCAATAGAGTCAACACTTGTTCTAAAACCAGTTATTGTATCTGTTCCTGTTAAAACAAAATCTTCATTTCTTTCATCATTGCTTGGCATCATATAATTTTTACTCATTATAATAAAATTATTATACTCATCAAAAAACATTGCAGACTGTGTTGATATAGCCAATTGATTTAACACTTCAGCAACATTTTGTCCAGGAGCCACAAAAAAATATGGAATTATTGGGTCAATTTCTTCAGGTAATCTTTTGAAAGAATAATTTGTAAAACCAATTGAATCTAAAAGCATTGAAATTGCAACACTTAAAGAT